ATGATACAGATACCAAGCATTGGATCATTATAGAATATATCTTTGGGCAGATATTAGTGGAAACTATATCAGATGAACAAGCAGATGCTTTCTTTAGATTGGTAAGAATAAGAAAAGGATTAGTTCTTAAAGGAAAAAATACTTCAGAAATAACTGGATTTCCTAGCTTTATGGGTTCATGGATTAAAGAACATAGCTGTGTTAGTTATGTTCAGAGATTAATAGGATTAAATAAATGGTGGATCTTTTCACCTTATCAGTTATATTGTGCGTTGAAAAAACTTGGGTATAGTGAAATAGATTTATAAGGACGATTAACAATCATGGGTAGTATATTTGGATCAACAGCATATAAAGAAACTGAATCTGATAAAGCTTTACGAGAAGATCTTGAACGAAAGCGTAAAGAAGAAGCAGATGAAATTGCAAAACAAGAAGCTGACAGAAAAAAACAAAAAAAAAGATACGCAAAAGGATTGACTGGTCAAAGATCTTTGTTTAGTAAATCAGGTCAAAAAGGATTCTTCCAAGATGGGAAAGAGATTTCATGAGTGGTAAAGGTGGAACTAATACTGGTAAAAATAATAATGTACCTCCTTCATTAAGAGGAGAAACAGGTACACAAAAAAAAATTAGAATAGATAATGCTACTAATAAAGCAGCACTTGGTGCAGATGCATATGCAAGAAATGAATTAGGAATAGTAGAAGTTAAAGGTGGATTCCAAGATAGAAATGTAGTTGGGTTTAAATCAACACAACAAAATCAAATGTATGGTGCAGACTATAATCAAAAAAGAGGTGAATATTTAAGTCAATTAGGTTTAGCTAAAGGTCGAGAAGCAACTGATGCTATGGGTAATAAAAGAACTGTTTACGATCCAAGAAATTCTGATGGTGTTTATACAAACATAAGTAGAAATGCTATGTCACAAGCAAGAGATATGGGAACTCCTTTATCAAAAGAAATGTATGCTTCACAACAAAAAATAAAATTAGCATTTGGTGCATTGGGAACTTTAATGAGTGGTATGCCAATGTTTTTTACAGCAGCATATTATCATCAAAGAAACCATATGCTGAAGCTGTAAGTGATTTCTATACCAAAGGACAAACTAAAAAAACTTCTACACAAACTAATAATAGAAATGATAGTGTTAATATAGCTGCTAGTGAAGGACAACAATCATCTTATTCGCAAACTACAGCAAAAACTAGAGTAAAAAATTTAGCTAGAACAACAGCTAGTGTTAATGCAGAAACCAAAAGAAGATTGTTAGCAACAAATAAAAGTCTCATAAAAGGAGATATGTAATAATGTATATTGAACCAGAACAAGATAATTCTTATGGAGGTACTGATAATAGAGTAGCTTCGTTCTTAAAAAAATACAAAGATGCAGAGTATATATTTGATAATTGGAAAGACAAATACGAAGAAGCTTATGAATATACAATGCCACAAAGAGAATCGTTTTATGAAGAAACGATTGGAGAAAGAAGAACAGATAAAATTTTTGATGAAACTGCTGTAGTAGGAATACAAGAATTTGCATCAAGACTACAAGCTGGAATGGTTCCAACTTATGGTCGTTGGGCAAACTTTGAAGCTGGTTCTGAAATACCAGAAGAAGCAATACCTGAAGTCAATGAACAACTAGATGCTATTACTGAATATGTATTTGAGATACTAGGTGGTTCTAATTTTAATCAAGAAGTACATGAATCCTTTATGGACTTAGCTATTGGTACTGCTGTTTTATTAGTAGAAGAAGGAGATAGTTTAAATCCAATTAACTTTCAAGCTATTCCATTACCAAGAGTAATGCTTAACAATGGACCAAATAATAAAGTTGATACAATCTTCAGAACAAGATCAATGAATTATAATAGGATTTCTATTGCATATCCTAAAGCGACTATGTCGCCAGATATGATGAAGAAAATTGCAAAGATGGAGATAGTAAAACTAAAATAGTTGAAGGTGTATTTAAAGTATACGATAAACCAAATGAAGAAAGATATAAATACTGTGTAGTATGCATGGATATGCAAGAGATGATTTATGAAACTGAACTTGAAGGAGTTGGTTCTAACCCATATATAGTTTACAGATGGAATAAAGCATCAGGTGAAGTATGGGGTAGAGGTCCAGTATTTAATGCAATGGCTGCAATTAAAACTACAAACCTTACAGTAGAACTTATTTTACAAAATGCTCAAATGTCTATTAGTGGTATCTATACATTTGAAGATGATGGAGTTATTAACCCTGAAAATATTTCTTTAGTTCCGGGAAGTCTAATTCCTGTAGCACCAAATAGCAGAGGATTACAGGCACTTCCATCTGCTGGTAGATTTGATGTAGCTCAATTAGTCTTAGGAGATATGAGAGCAAATATTAAAAAAGCTTTATATATGGAAACATTAGGTAGACCTGAAGGTACACCAATGTCAGCTACTGAAGTAGCAGAAAGAATGTCTGATCTGTCAAGACAAATAGGATCATCATTTGGTAGATTACAATCAGAATTTGTAGCACCTTTACTAAGAAGAGTAATTAGAATTTTAACTAAGCAAGGTAAGATTAAAATACCTACAGTTAATAATAGAGAAGTTAAAGTTGTGTCTACTTCCCCATTATCACAAGCACAACACCAACAAGATATAGCTGATGTCATGAGATTCTCTGAAATACTTGGAACTACATTTGGTCCAGAAGTATTGAATATGGTTGTTAAACAAGATGAAGTAGCTAGATATTTAGTAGATAAAATGAATTTACCTGAAAAACTAGTTAGAACTAGTGAAGAACAACAAGAAATGGTTTCACAGTTGCAATCTGCACAACAACAAGCTAATATGCCACCAGATGAGTTGGCAGGACCTCAAGAACCAGAAATCCCACAAGGTTAATACTACTGAAATAGATCAGGTATTTACTTCTGTATTTAATCAAATAGATGGTAAAAAAGTTATTGAGTATTTAGAATCTATAACTATAAATAGTGTATGTTCTCCTCAAGCTACAGATTCAACTCTATGGCATTTAGAAGGACAAAGATATTTATTACACATTATTAAAAATAAAATAAAGAAGGGTACTAACAAATGAGTGAAGATCAATTAAACGAAACAACTGAAACAACAACAGAACAAAATGAAATGCCTGAGTATGTTCCAGAAAAATTTTGGAATAAAGATTTAAATGAAATTAACGTAGAAGAAATGGGTGCATCTTATAAAGCACTTGAAAAAAGATTAGGTCAAAGAACAGAAGAATTAGCTGGTACTATTAGAGAAGAAGTATTAGCAGACATTAAAGGTACTGCTCCTGAAGCTTATGAAATAAAATTACCTGAATTACCTGAAGGTGTTAATATAGATGTTGATCCTGAACAACCATTACTACAATGGTGGGAACAAACAGCTAGATCAAAAGGATTAAGCAATGAAGATTTTAATAAAGGCATTGAAGCTTTTGTTAATAATGAAGTTGCAGCATTACCTGATAGAGATACACAAATAGGTCTTTTAGGTGAAAATGCTAATGTCAGAATCGAATCTGCTGACTTATGGGCAAAGAAAAATCTAAGTGAAAATAGTTATGAAGCTATGGTTAATTTAGCTAATACAGCTGATGGTGTAAAAGCTATAGAAGAAATAATGGCACTTAATAAAGATGCTCCAATACCTAGTACAGAAACAAAGATAGATGTAACACCGAGTGGTGATGATCTTAGAAGTATGATGAAAGATGAAAGGTATTGGAAAGATGGAGCAAAAGATCAAGCATATATCAAAAAAGTTACAGACTTATACCAAAAATACTATTCCCAATAAAAGAAAACTAAAGAAAGTAATAGTTTATTGGAGAGATGCTATAAGCCATGCTATATGGCTAGATCCTGATGAAGCTATAAAGTTTGTACCAGCAGTAAATATAACTGAAGGTTATTTATTGTGCAAAAATAATAATTCTTGTATCGTCTTTATGTCCTATAATGATACAGATATAGGCGATACAACTGTTATTCCTACAGAGAATATACAATCAATCAAATTTGTGCGTTGAATTATCTTTTGAAATAGTTATTAAATAAATTAATAAGACCTCGAATGGCATTAGGATCGCCCTGTATTGGATAACGATTGCTTCCAAAAGAGATAATCTTTTTTACTATTAATAACATAAACTCAAAGGAGANAACATGAGTGCATCTATCGANCAAGCCTTTATCACACAGTTNGAAGCTGAAGTGCATATGGCTTACCAAAGACAAGGAAGCAAACTCAAAAATTTAATCCGTGTAGTTAATGGTGTATCAGGTGAATCTGTAAAGTTCCAAAAAGTTGGAACTGGAGAAGCAACAACTAAAGCGAGACACGCAGAGGTTGTAGCTATGAACATTTCTCACACAAATGTAACAGCTACTCTAGCAGATTACTATGCATCAGACTATGTAGATAAATTAGATGAGCTTAAGACAAACATTGACGAAAGAGCAGTAATTGCGAATAACGCAGCTTACGCTTTAGGTCGTAAAACAGACAGTATTATTACAACAGCAATGGAATCAGCAACTAAGGTTGCTAACAATGCTGGTGCTAATGGTACTGGTTCACTAGCAACAGATATGAATGTAGCTAAATTCAAAGATATGCAAGCAAAATTTGGAACAGACAATGTTCCTGATGATGACCAAAGATACTGGGCAATTGGTCCAGAACAATGGGGTGATCTTCTTGCAGAGGATAACTGGTCTAACCTAGATTACATAGGTCCAGGGCAATTACCTTTCGCTGGTATGAACTATACTGCTAAGAGATTTTTAGGTTTCTTAACATTTGTTCATTCAGGTCTTGAGACTTCAGGTTCAACTGATAGACACACAATCGCATGGCACAAGTCATCTATGGGATTAGGTGTAGGTTCAGAAGTAAGAACAGAAGTAAATTACATTCCTGAAAAAGTAGCTAACTTATTAACTTCTTATTTATCAATGGGTTCAATCTTAATTGACACCAATGGTATTAAGATCCAGAAATGTGCAGAATAGGAGTTATATATGGCATATGCAATAAACAACCCTGTTAAAAAAGCAACTCAAATGGGTGATACTAATTCTTTATGGTATTACACAGACGGAGATGCAATTGGTACAATAGATAATGATGATTATTTTTTATTATCTACAGCTGATTTAACTGCTGGAGATGTTATAATTGTAAATAGTGGTGGATCAAACGCTGTAGTAGATATCTTAATTGTATCTGCTGCAACTGCTTCTACTGTTACAACTGTAATATTAGCTTAATTAACATTTAATATGTGGGGGGAGAAATCCCCCTACTAAACATAAAGGATAAAAAAAAATGGCAATAGGTTTAGCAGCTAAAGAATTAGCAAAAAAATTATTAAAAAATAAAAGTTTAAAAAAAGCAATTAATGTAACTACAAAACAAACTAATAA